GTAATGGCAAAAATGAATAATGTTAAATTTACTTTCATTATTCCAATTGCACCAGGGTGGGTTACATCAAAGTATATTGAAATGATTCATGCTGGTGTTGTTCCATTCTTACATCCATCGTATGATGAACAAAAACATTTACCTATTCCAGATTTCTTAAGACCTAAAACTCCTGAAGAGTTTAAACAAAGAATGGATAGGTTATTAAATAATGAAGAAGAATACTTATCAGTGGTAAAAGGTTTGCGTAAACTAATCTGTAAGCCTGAACTATACGATGGTACATTCTTAAACAATAAAATTATGACAGCAATTGATGAAGATTATGTTATGCCTGACGTAACAAAATTTGAAAAGAAAACTGCTGCAACACTTGAGGACTTTTTCGGATGAGCAAAGAAATAACATGGGCACCACTAATTCCGCTAATTGGTGGACAAATGCTAGGAGCAGAGAAAGCTTTTGGTAAACCACCTGAAGTAATTTATTCTTATGATGGATTTCAGGACAACGATTCACATTATGTAAACTATCAACAAGTAACCAAAGGGCGCGATATTCCTTATGTATTATTGGATTCAGACAATCCTAAAATTAAAAAGGTAGATGTAGTATCAGGTACTCCACCTTGTGCTGCTTTATCTCAATTAAATACAGGTACGACCGCAGAGAGTAAAGGTGCAGGATGCGCAAAGAATGAATGGATGTATAAAGTATTTGAAGATGGTATTGATATTCTTGGAGCAAAAGTTGTTATTGTTGAAAACGCTCCTGCATTATATACCAACAAAGGTCGTCCAGTAGCAAACAATCTTTACGATATTTGTGCTCAGAGAGGTTATTCTTTATCCTTGTATAAAACCTCAACAAGATATCATGGGGTGCCACAAGGACGCGACAGGACTTTTGCGATTGGTTGGAAATCAGAATCTTCTCCTGTAATGAATTGGTATAATAGACCAAGAAAGAACTTCGCAGAATATCTTCAAGAGATTCCTGATAATGCATTACATCAAGATTTGATTATTAATAAGCATGTACCTGATGAACCTTATTATAACTTTATTAAAACAAAAACCAATCGTGATGTAAGAGAGATAATGGTAGAAGAAGATTGTAAAACCACTTTAAATTATATTATGAAAAAGGGTTGGATGAAAGAAGCAAACGAATGGTTCCACAGAACAGGAAACGAAAAAGGTATTAAGTATTCAGATCATGCAATTAAAAAGTTTGCTGATGGTAAAGGTGTATGGGACGGTTCAGTACATGTCTTTGGTGAATATATGAATGCTGTAATTGGTCGTAATATGGTTGACACAATGCATCCTATTGAAGAAAGATCGTTAACCATTCGAGAAGCTTTACATATGATGGGATTCCCGGAAGATTTTGAATTATTACATGGTTTGAAAAAGATGAATCATATTGCTCAAAATGTTCCTGTACCAACATCAAGAGATTTACATAAAGAAATTCAAAAGTTTTTAAAAGACGAATTGCCTTTATCAGAAACAACCTATTTAAGACAAAATAACCATAAACAATTAATGGAGTTTGATCCAAAAGGAAAAGATACAAGTACTAATCTTGAAGAATTCTTTGCATAAACTATTGACATTCACAACAAAATAGGTTATAATAAACAATATGAGAAACGACTTAATTATAGATTTTGAAACAATGGGTCAAGACGTACATAACTGTGCGGTCATTGATATGTCAGCAATGGTATTTCAATGGGACAAGTTTACTTCAGATGACCCATACAATTTAGGCGATGTATTCAAAGTGAAGAAATTCAAATTGAATGTATCTGAGCAAGTAAAGAATTATAATTGGGTAGTTGATAAAAGTACATTAGATTTTTGGTCACAGCAAGATTCTGAAGTAAGAAAGAATATTGCTCCTAAAAGTTCTGATTTGTCAGTTGCTGATTTCTGTAAGCAATTTACAGATTTTCTAATTGACGGACCAAAGATTGATTATTGGTGGTCAAGGTCTAATTCTTTTGACCCAGTTATTCTTGAGAGAATATTTAAATCTCAAAACAAAGTACAACATTTACAATCTCACTTACAGCATTGGAAGGTTAGAGATACAAGAACTTTTATTGATGCTAAATTTGATTTTAGTTTAAAGAAAAATGGATTTCCTCCTTGTGCTAACGATGATAAATGGGATTCGGTATTTAAAGCACACGATTCAGCATGGGATGTATTGGCTGATGTTTTGAGATTACAATCCATCACAAGAGCAGAAAATGATATGGAGCAAATTACAGTATGAAACTTGAAGTAAAAACAGAAGAACTACAAAAACAACGATTATTCATTGGAACACCTATGTATGGTGGTTCTTGTGCAGGTATCTATACAAAGTCAACCAACGATTTGAGTATGCTATGTTCAACGCACAAAATTCCAATGAAGTATTATTTCTTATTTAATGAAAGTTTAGTACAAAGAGCAAGGAATTATATCGTTGATGAATTTCTTCGTTCTGATTGTACTCATTTATTGTTTATAGATTCAGATATTGGATTTGACCCGAGAGATGCTTTGGCATTACTTGCATTACAGATTTCAGATCCAGAAAAATATGATATTGTCTGTGGACCATATCCTAAGAAAACTATTGCATGGGAAAAGGTATCAGTTGCTGCTCAGCAAGGATATGGAAAAGATAACCCATTTGAATTAGAACAATTTACATCAGATTTTGTTTTTAACCCTGTATCAGGATTAAAACAATTTAAGCTCGCGGAACCAGTAGAAGTTGCAGAAGGCGGAACTGGGTTTATGTTAATTACAAGAGATGCACTCGAAAGATATCGAGATACATATCCTGAACTTGCATATAAGCCTGACCATGCTCGTACTGACAATTTTGATGGTTCTCGAGAAATACATGCTTTCTTTGATTGTGTCATTGACCCAGAGTCAAAGAGGTATTTGTCTGAGGATTACTTTTTCTGTAGAATGGCTCGTAAAGCCGGTCTATCAGTTTGGATGTGTCCTTGGATGAAAATTAACCATGTTGGTTCTTATATCTTTAGAGGTGACATGGGTTCTCTAGGTCAATTAGGAGTGACTGCAACTGCTGATGCAAAATCAAACAGAAAGTCTTATAAACCTATTGACAAGTCCAAGTAAATAGTATATAATATACACTAAATAATATCAATGGAGAAATTACATAATGAAATTTTCTAACGAAACCTTGACGGTCTTAAAAAGCTTTACAGCTATCAACAAGTCAATCTTAATGAAAGCAGGTAATGTTCTTAAGACTATTACTCCAGAGAAAACATTGATTGCTATTGCAGACATCGCGGACGAAATTCCATCTGATGCTTGCGTATATGATCTTTCAAGATTCCTATCAATTTTATCTCTGTATAATGATCCGGATGTAGAGTTTTTTGATAAATACTTTATTATCTCGGAAGGTAAAAGACGTACTAAATACGTTTATGCCGATCTCTCAATGATCCACACTCCACCAGAGAAGGACATTACTATTCCTTCGGCTGATGTCGTTGTGAACGTATCACAAGGAGATTTGTCTTCTGTATTGAAGGCAGCAGGGGTATTACAATTTTCAGAGATTGCATTTGTAGGCGAAGGCGGCAAATGTTTTCTGAAAGCTATCGACAGTGCTAATGACAACGCAGATGACTTTGGCGTTGAAATCGGTGAAACTGACGATACGTTCAAGATTATCATTAAAACTGATAACTTGAAACTCATGCCTTTAGATTATGAGGTTACTCTTTGTTCAAAAGGTATCTCAGAGTTTAAAGGAAAAGGTGTCACATATTATGTGGCAATAGATTCAAAGTCGACTTATAATAAAGGTGATTAATATGAATGAACCAGTACAAGGTAATTTTGGCCAACAAGGTCAAATGCAAGAGGTGGTTATCAATCTTGGAGATATCTCAACTGTGTTGCAGATTATTGACGTAGTCTCTCAACGTGGCGGATTTCAAGGACAAGAACTCGCAGGTGTCGGCATGCTAAGAAATAAACTCGAAGCATTCCTAAGACAACATGCTCCACAGCAAGATCCTAACGTAGGTGAACAAGCTGTAGGCGTTGACACATCTGTGACAGACGGTGCTCCTTTAGCTGATAAAGTTGTTGATTAATTTTAACAGCTAAACCAATTCTCGAGAAGTGGGGGTACTGCAAAGTCCCCCCGCGTTTTGACTCAATTTTTTATATAATGTTTATGGTGATGTATGATTGAAGCAAAAGCTAATGAAGTCTTATGGGTCGAGAAATATCGTCCGCAAGTAGTTGCTGATACTATTCTTCCTGATAAGACAAAAGAAACCTTCCGCAAGTTCGTATCCGACGGAAGTGTACCAAATCTATTATTGACCGGAGGACCCGGTGTTGGTAAAACCACAATCGCAAAAGCAATGCTTGAAGAACTCGGTTGTGATTATATTGTAAAGAACGGTTCTCTCAATGTTAATATAGATACCCTCCGATACGACATCTCTACTTTCGCATCCGCTGTTTCTCTCACAGGAACAGGTCGTAAGTATGTAATCTTTGATGAAGCAGATTATTTGAATGCAGCAAATGTTCAACCTGCTCTTCGTAATTTCATCGAAGAATATTC